AGCTGGTCATGGTTTAGCTGAATACATAGGTGAAAGTATGTTCTCGTTTGGTTTAGTTGATAACATGATATCACCTAGAGGTATACCTAGCCTAACAAGTCCTGGCGTTATTAGTAGATTAGCGCCGACAACAGCTGAATATTTAAAAAGTAATTTAACTACAGCTCTACCAGCTGCGTTTGCACTTGAAGGTTTAAGTGAAGGCGCAACTCAATTTATGCAAAACATATTAGATCGTAAGCCTGTATTTGAAGATGTAGGTCAAGCTGTATATGCTGGTGCTTTAATGGGTGGCGGTATAGGTATATTCAGTACTATGCATGGCGCGGCAATGACAAGAGCTGTTGATGGCAAAACAAGAAAAGAACTTAACGTTGATTACCAAAACTTACATAGTGAAGTTGCAAGATTAGAGCAACTAGAAGGTAGAGCTAGAATACACGGTAAAATAAATAGAAGAGCTGGTTTATCTGATGCTGATGTTAGCCAGGAGTTAGAAACACAACGTAAAAAGGTAAACGAAATATCTGACAACTTACAAGAAAAATATTATAACATAGTTAAAAACACACCACTGTATAATAAAGCAGTTTTTGACAATGTTGTTAAAGTAGAAGCTGAGATAAACGATTTAAGAAAAGACTATAACCAAGCGCAAGAGGATTATCAAGCAGGATTAATCGATAAAGAAACTTACAATGTTAAAACTAGATCAATAGAATTAACTGTAGCCAATCGTGTAGATTACTTAGACAGTATAAAAAATGGTAAGTTAAATTTATTTGAACAACTAAAAGATTCAGGAGATAAAAAAGATTTACAAAAGTATGATGATTACATAGAGAAAGCAGAAGCAGAGGGAGCTATTAACCCACAAGCAAGAGCTGAAGAGCTTTACTACACCGATGTGTATAGACAAAATATTATTAAGTACAAAGATATAGCAAGAAAACAAAACGCGGAAAAACAAAAAGCTTATAAGTTAGAGGTTAAAGACTTGTCAAAGCAACAAGCAATAGAATATTATGAGAGCTTACCTAACTATAGTTTAAAACAGAAACAAGAAACAATAAGAAATATAAGAGATGGTATACAAAATGGTTTTCAAGTTGATAGCCCTGATGGTAGTGTAAGAACAGCTGTAGCTATAAGAGAAAATGCTGTTAAAAATAGAAGAGCGTTTACAATGCCTCATGAAGTTATTCATACTGTAATTGAAGAAGCTTTTGGTGGCTCGCGAGTACTTGAACAAAAATTAGCTGACTCTATAATAGAGTATACTAAAAACGCTTTACCAAGTATACATAGTCTGTTGTTAAACCAAAAAGCAGAAGAAGTTCCAGCTGTGTTCTTTGAATATTTTGCTGAACAAGGACACAAGGTTAAAGATCACGCTCCGTTTTTTCATGGTGTGTCTGGCGTAACTTTACCTGATGTTGACTTCTTAAATGCAGGTGAAATGGTAAGGTATTTTGAATCGTTTATCAACTACAACAAAAACAAAACAAAATTAGACGTAGCTAAAATAACAAAAGAAAAGAAAAGTATTGAAGATGATCCAAAAGGTTATGCTGTAAGAAGAACTAAGCTTAATAAACACGTTAAGGGTTTAATAGAAAAAGAAGACCCTGAGGCTGAGTTTGTTTGGAACGAAGACATAGCATCAGAAGCTTTAGCTTTTGTTATTGAAAATAAAATACTAGACACTTATATATTAGGTAAAAGACCTATAGGTATAGCACCTACACAATGGATAAACGATGTGTATAGTGAGTTTATAAGTGTGTCAAATAATTACGACGGTAGAATAAAAGATGCTGATGGCAACCCTGATTACTTTGGTTGGTTAATGGGTAACTTAGGATACCAAACACTTGATGTTACAAAGTCAGTAATTAAAGAACAACAAGAAAGAGCAAAGACAGTTGACATAGATGAAGCAAGAGGTATAGCAGAACAAACAGGAGATACGGTCGAAGACTTTGGTTTTACTGAGGTAGCTGAAAGGCTAGGTGTGCCAGCAAAAACTATTGTAGATTTAACAGACTTAGTACAAGGTGAATTAGGTAGGTTCACACAAGATATAACAGAGGGTGTTACACTTAATAGAAGTATATCACCTTTATTTCAAGCGTTAAACGCTAGGTTTGCTCAAGCTACAGCTAAAAATCCAGGTGGTGGTAACTGGAGAATAATAGCGCCTTTATTAAAAAACTTAAAGTCTTTTATAGAAAGCAATACAGCAACAATATTAAATGAAGTTAGCACTGAGTATGCTGCTAAGAACATACCACAAATAGTACAAAAATCTGTTAACGGTGAATTTATATCAGACTGGCAAGGTAAAAAAATAGACAGGCAAGGTAAAACAGATACAGGCAAAACATCTGGCCCACAGATAATGAGAAAAAATAAGCAGGCTATAAGAAATCTCATAAGAAACCCAAAAGCTTTGTTAGATATATACCTGCCTAATGATAAACCAAGTCAAGGTAAAAAAGAAGGCTTAGCTATTAACCTATCACAAAGATTAGCAAGAGAAATATTACAAAACGATTTACTTAACTTCATAAAAACAGGTAGCTTTAAAAACTCACCTATTACAGAAAGGCTAGCAAAGACACAAGGTTTATTTGATAGGATTATAAACGAAGCTAAAGCAGCTGAAATAATAAGACAAAGTGATAGAATAAAAAATAGTGTAGAAACTTTAGGTGCTACTGATAGAATAAAAGTTTTTGAGGTTAATGATCAAATTGTTGAGTTAATAAGAAAAGGCACTGATGTTGAGGCAGCCGTACGACAACTATTAAATTTCCGTGACAAAAAAATTAAACAAGTAACAAAAGCGTATACCGACATAATATTAAAATATGGTGATTTTATAAGGTTAACTAAAACAGAAAGATCTAAAATAAAACCAGGTGTTACTACATTAGAAGATTTTATACAGCAAGAGTTTGCTGATATAGCAAGCGATGAGATGTTGTTTGGTAAGTTTGTAGAGAAGATAGCTAACTTAGATAAAAGCTTAAATGATTATCATTTTGAAGATGGTAGAGTAGAAATGGCAAGAGCGACAGATAAAGCTTTTGTAAAAAGCTTAATGAAAGAATTTAACAACGACCCAAAAGAAGTCGCCAAGTTTGTTTTAAAGTTTATGAAAGGTCACACAGCCTCAGCAAGTCAAATACTAAACAAGGCTTATAGATTTATTGATGGTGCAGTTACGCTAGTTGATAAAGGCAGAAGTGGTAAAGGAACTAGATTTCAAAACTACGAGGGTATAGATGATATGCTGAACACGTTATTACGTGATAATCTTGGTATACAAATTACTAAAGTAAATAAGTTAGGTAAACGAGAAGGTGGTTACGAAATAACATACGAAGGTCAAGATATATTCTTAGGTAATTCTGAAATAAAATTAAATCCAATAGAGTCAAAGTCTGTAATAAAAAATAACATAACATACGATCAAAGTAAAGCTGAAGCTGATGAGCAAACAGCGGCAATGTTTAAATATCTAGACTTCTTAAATAGTAGAAGAGGTAAAACATTAGCCATACCATTTAGAAACTACGACGACATAGATTTTATATTAGCATTGCAGTCTTTAAATAGTAACATGCAAACTATGTTACGTAGATCTGCACCATATACATATAAGTTTGTAGGTGATTACACAGGCCCATTAAGATACGAACATATCATACCAGCTGGTTATGTATTAACAAACATAGCTGATCATTATTTAAATAATGGTAAAACAAAAGCAGATCTTAAAAAATTAATGTCTAAGTATGAAGTTGCTATTATACCAGAAACTATGGACAAGCAGATACCTATGGGATCGCTAATGGCTAGAGGTTACGAAGCTGGCGATAACGCTTTGGCTAATAGATATTATACTATAGCAAACTTTGGCAAAGATGATTTTTATCCTGTAAAGCATATAAAAGATGGTACTGTTTTTGGTGATGCGTTCAGTAAACAATCGTTACAAAGACTAAATATAAGAGCTAAAAACAGCGTAGAAAGAAGATCAGATTCAAGATCAGCACAACACTTTGTTGTAGCTATGAAAAAGTCAATTGATCCTAATGCTAAAAAGAAAGGCGCTAGTATTATAGACTTTGATGACACGTTGGCTAAGACTAAATCTAACGTACTTTATACGCTTCCTAACGGCACGAAAGGTAAAATAGATGCTACAGAGTTTGCTTTACGTTCTGAAGCCTTAGAAGCTGAAGGAGCGGTTTTTGATTTTAGTGAATTTAGCAGGGTAAAAGCTGGCAAACGTGGACCTTTCTTTGGCAAAGCACAAGCGCTAAAAGATAAGTTTGGTAACACAGACATATTTGTACTAACAGCAAGACCACAAAATGCTGCGCCAGCTATACAAAAGTTTTTAAGTGGTGTTGGTCTAGATTTAAAAATAGAAAATATAGTTGGACTAGAAAATGGTACACCAGAAGCTAAAGCAGACTGGATAACTAGTAAAGTAGCTGAAGGTTATAACGATATATTATTTGCTGATGATGCTATTAAAAACGTTAAAGCTGTGGCCGATGTATTAGATATCTTTAACATCGGCGGTAAGATATATCAAGCCAGACAAAAGTTTAGTGTAGAAGGTGCAACAGAAGAAACATTAAATAAAATATTAGACGAAAATAATCCTGATAGTGATGTTGCAGGTAGAAAAGTAGATGACACAGAAGCTAGAGAAAAAGGTAGGCCTGGTTTCTGGTTAAAAGAGTTATTTAATTTTAGATCAAAGGTAAATCAAATATTTGTTCCACCTTCTGCAGAAGATTTAAAAGGCTTATGGGATAACCACATAGCTGGTAAAGGTAGAAAAGGTGAGTCTGATAAAGTTTGGTTTGAAGAAACTATATTAAGACCTTATGCTAGAGCAGAACGTGCACTTGACAGAATTAAGCTAGCCGTTAGAAACGGTATAGTTAATTTAAAAAAGTTGTATGGCAAAACATTTGTTGAAGAATTATACAAAGACGCAATACCAGAATTTACACGTATGGACGCTGCTAGAATATACTTATGGTGGAAAGCAGGACATGACATACCTGGAATAACTACAGAGCAGTTTGATCAGTTGTTAGACTACGTTATGAAAGATCAGCAATTAAAAAATTACGCTGAAGATGTATTTGAATTATTAAATGACAATATTAAACCTGCGTTAGTACCTTTGTTTGAAATGTACCCACCTCCAACTCAATATTGGAAACAACAAGATATAAATTCAGATATAGAATTTGTATTTAAATTCATACGACCAAGTATACACCAAGAGTTTATTGACAATAGATACAGTGTATTTACACCTGATATGATGAACAAGATAGAAGCTATATACGGCACGCAATATAGAGAAGCATTAGAAGATATATTCTTTAGGATGGAAGAAGGTGTAAACAGAAACGCTAGTCAGATTAATAACCCTTGGATTAAGTGGTTAAACTTTGCTACAGGTAACATAATGTTTGTTAATGTAAGATCTGCTTTATTACAGCTTATATCATCAACAAACTTTATAGAAGTTACTGGACCTAACAATTTATTTAACACGCTTGCTAGAGTTATGGATAGAAAACAATGGGTTGCAGACTTTACAACGCTATGGAACTCAGAGTTTTTAAGAAACAGAAGAGGTAGGGGTAAAATAGATATTGTACAAGAAGAAATACAACGTACTGTAGCCTCTGAAAAAGATCCTTTCTTGCGTTTAGCTAGCCTATTACAAAACAAAGGTTACGCACCTACTAGATTTATGGATAGTTTAGCAATAGCTTTTGGTGGCGCTGCTTATTACAGAAACCTTGTAAATGAATACACGAGTAAAGGCATGGATCAAGTACAGGCAGAGAGAAGAGCTATGAGAGACTTTAGAGAAAAAGCTGAAGCGTCACAGCAGTCTGCAAGGGCTGATTTAATATCACAGCAACAAGCTAGTGTTATGGGTAGAATATTCTTAACGTTCCAAAACGTTACTATGCAGTATACTAGATTAGGTAAGAAAGCGTTAAATGATTTTAGAAACGGTAGACGAGTTAGAAACGCAGACGGTACATTTAAATCACTACGTGATAGTAGACTAGAACAAGCTTGGCAGATGTTTCAGTTTATGGCGTATCAAAACTTATTATTTGCTGGACTACAAAGAGCTATAATATTTATGTTTGCATTAGGTGAAGGTGAAGAAGTTGAAGAAAAACAAAAGCTAGATTATTTAAATGCTGCGCTTGATTCAATACTACGAGGTAGTGGTATAGTCGGTGGTATATTATCAGTAGCTAAAAACATAGGTATTGAGTTAGCAAGGGGTAACAGAAGAGATTTAGATGTTAAAGTATTAGAAATATCACCTACAATATCTACCAAGTTTAGAAAAGCAGCAAAGATAATTAACGCTATAGGTAAAGGTAATTACAAAGACTTGTTAATTGAAACACCTTCGTTTGTTTATGGTTTGCCAACTGATAGAATTGAAAGATTAGTAAGGCAAATAGAAGCTGGTATTGATTTACACGATCAAGGATATAAATCATACGAGAGGTTACTTATGAGTTTAGGATGGTCAACATATGACTTCGGCTTAGACAAACCACCTACGGTACTTGACATACTTGATATGAGCGAAACGCAAAAGAAAACAAGGAAAAGAACACGTAGAACTAGAAGTAAACGGGGTAAAAGAAGGTAAAAACAAGTAATAATAAACTATGGCAGTACAAAAACACAACAACTAAATCATGGCAGAAATATTAAACAAACAAGTAGGAATTGATATAGATGGCGATAAAAAGCCAGATATAAAACTCGACATTAAGAGTATAGCTATCGTTGTAGGTTTTATTATTAGTGGTTCTATGGGGTATCAAAGCCTAAAACAAGAAATAGAGCTTGCTAAGGAATTACCTGTATACGAGATGAAACAAACCTCTGACGGCTTATTACTTAAGCAAAAGGTTGAATATCTTGAAAAAGAAATAGAAAACCTAGAGGACAAGGTTAAAGATATTGAAAACAAAGTATATAAAAGATAATTAAATGATTAGCAAACACGTTAGCATGCGTGAAGGTACGTATAGCATTACAGCATTAAGATTAGGTTTAGAAAACAAACCAACTGAAGAACATCTTGACAACATGAAGTTGTTAGCTGAAAAAGTGTTTGAGCCACTTAGAGAGTGGGTAGGTGGTCCTATCAAGATAAATTCATTTTATCGTGGACCAGAGTTAAACAAAGCTATCGGCGGAAGTAACAAGTCACAACATTGTCACGGGCAAGCTGTTGACATAGATGATACTTATGGTCATAAAACTAACGCCGAGATGTTTAACTATATAAGAAAAAATTTACAGTTTGATCAAATGATCTGGGAGTTTGGCGATAGCAAAAACCCAAACTGGGTACACGTAAGCTATGTTAGCCCTGATAAAAATAGAAACAGATGCTTAGTAGCATATAAGCACGATGGTAGAACTCAGTACGCAAACTACGCAGGTTGATAAACTGGAAAGACTTAAAGCCTGATGATAAAGTGATTGGAATAATATTCTTTCTACAGGTCACTTGGCTTATTATGATTTTAGTATTACATTACATTTTTAACCTTTGGACATGACAGATAAACAAAGAGACCTTGGTAGACTTATTACGTTAGCAATACTTATTAGTATATTACTTATAGGCGTGTTATCAAGTTGTACACCTATGTTATATAATAACAACAGAGTTATGGTTACACATGTACTAGCGTTAACTGAAATGGGTGATACTGTTAAAATTAGAATAGATCAAATACAACCAACTAAAATATACAATGTAGTAGGTTATGATTTTGTAAGATGGCAAGATAATAGATTTTATGTTCCACATTACGATCGTCAATACGATCATAGATATTATGATAGCAGGTGGAGATACCATGGTAACCCTAAGGGAACATACGGTTACATTACGCCAAACCCTAATATAAACAATAACCCGCCTATATCTGTAGGTAGTCAAACAACAGGTGGTGGTGATGCACCAATAGCTAGCAACCCTGTTACATCTGGCGGTGGTAGTTCAAGAGGTAAAAACAATTAACATGCCAAGAATAAGAAAAACAACAAAAGGTAAAGGAAGAAATTTTAGAACTGTAAAAGAAGGAGCAGGCATGACTGCTAAGGGTGTTAGAGAATATAGAAAGAAAAACCCTGGTAGTAAATTAAAGACAGCCGTAACGGGTAAAGTAAAACCCGGCAGCAAAGCAGCTAAGCGTAGAAAGTCATTTTGCGCTAGATCAAAAGGATGGAAAAGTAAAAGAGGTCTTGCTGCAAGACGTAGGTGGAAATGTTAAGATATGAAATCAAGAGGACTAGGAGATAGTATACATAAGTTCACAACTAAGACTGGTATTAAGTCTGTAGTAGACAGAGTATCAAATGGTTTAAATATACCTTGCGGATGCGAAGGTAGACGTGAAGCTTTGAATATGTTGTTTCCTTATAAAAACAAGTAATTATGGGTAAAATTAGTCCGGCGTGTAAAGCCGCAGCGAAACGTAAATTTAAAGTATGGCCTAGTGCGTATGCTTCAGGGTGGGGTGTAAGATGTACTAAGGCTGGTGGTCCAGGTAACTACGGTGGTAGTGGCAAAAAAAAGAAGAAGTGATAAAAGCTAACTACAAGAAAAAACCTAAGTGCTGGAAAGGCTATAAACAAGTAGGCTTCAAAAAGAAGGGCGGCAGGCGTGTACCTAATTGTGTAAAGAGATGAAAGGTTTATTTAAAGATTTTGATGTTGATAGGTTTAAACGTAAAAAACCACCTGGTAATAAATCACTTGGAACTTATAACGAGGTAAAAGAGATAGCTAAAATACCAATGAATAAAAAATTCGTTGACGATAAAGATGATATAGAAGGTACATTTAATAGTGTTGCTAAAAAAAATAATGTATCACATGACAAAAAGCTAGTTAAAGAGTTAATAGAACAAAGCTCAAAGCCTATAATGGAACTTAAGATGTTTTATAAAAGACCAAGGCCAAAAAGAATAGCAGAAGAAATAGACATTGATTTAAAACCATACGAGCTTAACAGTATGAAGACGCCTTCATATCCATCAGGTCACTCAGCACAAGGCGTTATGATAGGTAAACTATTAGCTGATAAGCATCCTAATGCAGCAAAAGATTTTATACAAGCAGGTAAAGATATTTCATATAGCCGAAACGTAGCTAAAGCACATTACAAGTCTGACTCTACGTTTGGTGAAGAAATAGGCAACGCAATGTATACTCATGTTAAAAATAAACTAAACAATAAACAAGATGGCAGAAGTTAGAATTAATGTACCAAAGAGAAAAAAACCGCCTAGAGGAGCTTGTAGAAGAGGTAGAGGTAAATTTAAAAAAGCTATAAAAGGTGTTGGAGCAGCGCTTTTAGCAGCTGGAACAGCAATAGCATTATCTAAAGCTGGTAAAAATAAAAAACCTAACATGATGGGTGATATGATAGGTAACGCACCTATGACAATGTGTCCAGGTGATAAACCTATGATGCTAAAGAAAAAGAGAAGAGACAACTACAGTGGCTAAAGCTTATAGAGGTGTACTAAAAGCGCGTATAAATAAACTATACGGTGGTGATGTTACATGCTCTAAAGTAAAGAAATTAAAGAGAAGGCAAGACGCAACTAAAAGAGATGTGCAGCTTGCTAACTGGTTTATTAACATGCAAAATTGTGGTCATGCCAAAAAGTAAAGATCCGGTAAAAGGTACGGGCAAAAAGCCTAAAGGTTCTGGTCGTAGATTATACACAGACGAAAATCCTAAAGATACAGTTAAGATTAAATATGCTACTGAAGCAGATGCTAGAGCTACGTGTAGTAAGGTTATGAATGTCAACAAGCCTTTTGCTCGTAAGATACAGATACTAACTGTTATGGAACAAAGATCTAGGTTTGGTAAAAAACCAAGGCAAGCAGCAATAGCTAAATCATGTAAAAACAAAGTAAGAAGAAAGCATGGCAAAAAGTAAAATCAAAGGCGGTGGAACAAGAAAAGTTTGTTTACCATACGCAAAATATAAGAGTATGAGTAAAGCAGAAAGGCAAAAAGTAATTAATGCCAAGAGATCTGCAGCAGCTCAAGGTAAATATAAAAGATCTAGTAAGTCAAATGTAAAAGGAGCTAGAAAAAAAGGCGCTACATTACGTGACTGGTTCCAAAAAGAAAACTGGGTTAACATAGCCAATGGCAAGCCTTGCGGCGCAAAATGAAATTTAACTTTTTTGATTTAAACGAAAATGGTAAATATGATTGGTGGGAATATATACTACCGATTATTATAGTATTAATTATAGAAGTTATAGCTGAGGTTATAGCTAGATTTTTGATACCGCTGTCTTCTTAGCAATACTTCTTATTATCTTTTGGCCCTTCATCCAGCCAGTATATTTAACTTTATTTCTTTTCATGTCGCTTAATACATGCCACTTAAGCAAACCATCACGCTCTAGTTTACTAACATATTGATTTTCTAACACACGATCATGTGCTGAGTGTTTCGTAGTATATAAAGGTAAATGCCAACTATGAGGATCACACTCACCATTACCATCCTTTACGTTCTTAGCCATGTATGTATCTTTCTTTACACTCTTGTGAAAGAAATCAAAGCCAATAATACTCAAGTTCTTTTGAGTTTTAATTTCCCTAATAAAATATAGTATTGTTAGAAAACCAGCTGAAGGCCTGAGTTTTAAGCTGTATAATGAATTACCAAAACCGTTCCATAACGATTCTAGTTCTGCGTCTGTCCACATCTGAGTATAAGGCATACCCTTTGGTAAGTGATCTTCTAGTATCCAGTCTTTGAGTAAAAAATTACCACGACATCTATTAAGTAATATTTCAACGTCTTTAAATTTACCCTTTGTAAATTCTTGATTACGCCTTATCCAAACAGGCGCTCTAAACTGACCAGTAACCCATATGTTTGTTTTACTACCTAGTTGCTTTGTTTTATCATCAGCTACTGTATCAACAGCTCTACCAAAGCGCACAACAATATCATGACTGTCTATAAACTTGCCATGATCATAGTGCATTAACTCTACAGAGTTACCAACAAGTATTACTGATTTGTTTTTTACAAGCTGTTGTATACGTTCCACCACTCTTCTGATAACTCTCCATCTTTGTATTTGTCAAACCAAGGACCGCCGTTAGTATAATGTATTGCTTTTATGTTATCATGTTTCTCATAATAACCTACTAAGTGATTATACTCAACTGGTATCTCAGCTATCTCACTCTCATCTATCCACTCAAACTGATGTAATTGTTGTGGTGTAGCATTGTCTAAATATTCTTTAGTTAATATATCTTTTAATTTTTCACAGTTAAAAACTATTAATGAACTCCAACATTTCTTTGGATACATCTTGTTTTTAACACCATCCATCTTTGTTCCTTTAACATTATCAAGATCATGTTTTACAACTGCAATTGTTTTGTCTCCTAAGTACTGTACAACCTCTTCAGGATCGCACTTCCATACAAAATCATTGTCACAGAACATAGCTATACCGTTCCAGTTGTTACATAAAGGCGTGTAAAATCTTGTGAAAGAAAATTCTGTTGATTCGTTAGGTACATCTTCTCTACCGTAAATACCACGTTTAATTAATTGTGCTTTTACTAGAGACATAACCTCATGATCACCGTTGTCTAATATAGACTTTCTAACTACTTTAGTAGCTTGTGGATGACGTGAATCACTTCCTATAAATATTCTCATGCTATAAATTTTAAAATTGTTTCAAAGTTATCTAATCGTACCATGTTTGGACCATCGCTTAAAGCTTTGTCTGGGTCTGGATGTACCTCAAAGAAGTAACCATCAACATCAACTGCTTGTGCTAGCTTAGCAATATATGGTGCATATTTTCTATCACCACCGCTTTTATTGCCAAGAGCACTAGGCTTTTGAGTTGAGTGTGTAACGTCCATAACTATAGGTACGTTAAATTTTTTCATATCTAGTATCTGCCTGAAATCTACGACTAAGTTACCTAAGCCAAACATAGTTCCACGTTCAGTTACCATTATATTATTATTACCTGTGTTTTGCACTTTTTTAATTGGATGCTCCATGTTGTCACCACTCATAAACTGTGCTTTCTTTATATTAACTGTTCTACCAGTTCTACCAGCGGCTAATAAAAGATCTGTTTGTCTACACAAAAAAGCAGGTATTTGTATAACATCAACAACATCTTTTACTTGTATAGCTTGCACTGGTTCGTGTATGTCTGTTGTTATCTTAACATCAAACGTTTCTTTTACTTTAGCTAATATCTCTAAGCCTTCTTGTAAGCCTGGTCCTCTATATGAGTCTACAGAAGTTCTGTTTGCCTTGTCAAATGAAGCTTTAAATATATAATCAAAACCATATTTAGCTGTAAGTTCTTTTACTTTCTCTGCTATCTTCATACATGTGTATTCACTTTCTATAACACATGGTCCTGATATTATAAATTTATCTATTAACATCTTCAATTGTATTTATTTCTCTACCATCATAGCTAACCTCACAAACCTTTATTTCGTATAAACCTAAATATCTGTTTTGTTCTAAGTTTTCTTGTGGATAAGCATTAGTCAATAAATCATAGCATGATAACGCATAAGGCTTATACATATATATGCCAATATGTCTATCACCATAACCTATATCAGATCTTGTAAACCACATTGCTTTGCCGTCTTGATGTATTACCTTAACACCATTTGGCTCGTAACCTTTTGTGTAACCAGTATATACAAAATAACTTTCTTTGCTTCTGTCTATAAACGGCTTTACAGTATCGTATGATATATCTATCATATCACCTTGTATGTTTATTACATTTTGATACTCATCTAAAAAATCACCTAACTGTCTTATTCTAGCTGTACCGTTCTCAGCTTCAGTAGTCATAACAACGTTTCGTTCTGGTATAATCTCTGCTATTTTAGGACTATCAGTTACAACAAACGTATCATAACCCATCATACGAACCTTATCAAATACTATACGTATTAGAGGTTCACCATCAAACTCTATAAGCATTTTGTGCTTTAGTCTAGTACTCTCTAGTCTAGCTGGTATTACAAACACTATATCTTTCATGCTCTCTTGCCTGATGTTCTTCTTTTTATATCATCATGGTTAAACTCAGCCCAGTATAACTCAAACGCTACACCGTCTTCTAGCCCTTCAAACTGATGATACTTACCAGGTTTAACCATAGTAAAGTCACCTGCTTCAAGTATTGTTTCGTCTAATAAGTCTTGATCGTCTTGCCAAACTCTTACTAGCATCTTACCAGATTCTACATAAAATCCGTTCCATTTAAATTCATGCTCATGCTCTGAACATTTAAATCCTTTATTAAATTGTATTCGGTGAAACTCAAAAACTCCATTAGCATGGATCTTTTCAGTCTTGCCCCATATTTTTCCTGCTTTCATTTAATTTTATTTGTTTTAGTTTCTGTACTTCAATATAAGGTTTAGTATTGCATATAGATATTTCACTTATCTCTATATCTTGTGGTGCATTTAACATCCACACTATATATTCAGCGGCATCATCATATGATACGCTAGGTAAATCAGACTCTAATAAACCAAAGTTAATATCCATTATCTTACATTGTTTGTTTGTTGTAAACTTTAATGTGTCAGACAAATGTGATAACGATGATTTAGAAGCTGAATACATATAGCCTTTTGATAAGTTTCTATATTTAGCTCTACTATTTATATTTATAATTATCTTTTCATTATCATCTTTCCAGATGTCATATACTGCTTGTAATAACTTTGTTTGAGCAAAGCCGTCATAAGCATTATTAATAAACACTCTCACATCATTTTTAATTAAGTACTGTATTATGTTTTGTATACCATCTTCAGTGCTTATGTCGTAAGCAGGTCTGTTTAAACCTACAGCGTTTATCTTTTCTTTTATTACATTACCTAATCCTCTAGTCGTTCCTGTTATCGCTACTTTCATAATGTTTATTTATAAGATCAAAGCTAGGCTTACCAAATAAATCACCTTTAACAGAGCATTTATTACATGGGCTCTGTGATCTATCACCATGCTTTAATCTTTGTCTTATCTCTTTCATATCATCAGCCATCCAAACTTGTTTTAGCGTTTGTTTAGCTATGTTACCTATCTTTCTTTCTTTACCCCAGTCGTTTGAACAGAACAACACATCACCGTTCCAGTCAACAAACATTTTATAAAATGGGTAATGACACGGTTTACCTTTTAACGCTTCAATATCGTGGTCTTCAAAACCTATCCAGTCTATGACACCACTTCTATTGTTAAGCTTTAAACCGTAGTCTTTTAAATTATAATGTGCACGTAAACTATATTTTGATTTAGATACACCAGCTTCATCCATAAGTTTTACAAATGTACCTGCTTGCTCTGGTCCATCATATAAGTTTATATAAAACATAGATAAGCCAGCGTTATAAATATCTAATATCAATTGTGGTTTACGCTTTAGCATATCACCATTTGTATTACACTCTAGTAGATTATCTTTTAAATGTTTTCTAAAAGTAAAAACTATATCAGCAAAGCTTTTATTTAACAAGCCTTCACTATATCCACTAAAAGATATTCTACCTGTGTAATTAGCATCAGCTAAGTGTTTTGCTATTTTCTCTGCTGTATCAACAGACATATTTAAATTTCTGTTAGGATACACACTTGAATCATGACGCGGACAGAATACACATTTTCTATTACACAACTCAGTTGTATTAAGTTCAATTGTAAGTATAGCATCTAACGGGTTAGTACTACCTTTTATTCTGTTTAAATGTACTTGTTCTTGTTTTTTTCTATATTCAAGAAAAGTATCTGCATCATGCGTTTGATGCTGTTTTCTTTCTTCGTGTTTCATATTACCACTTTCTAGTATCTCTCCACTTATATGGAAAGTCCTCGGTATTTAAATAACCATTAGCATCATACTTTTCTGGTTGCCATTTGTACCAAGGCTCTCGTTTAGAATTTTTAGATATTTTAAAATTCTTTAACGATTGTTTAGGTTTGTTTGCAAAATGTACACTACATAGTATTCTAGCACCAACAGGTATTACCTCATGATACTGAAACTGTGGTATGTATAGTAAATCGCCTGCTTCTAATATAAACTCTTCAAGTATTTCTTTTGGTTTATCAGGTGCAAACTCTTTAAATATTCTCCATTTAACTCTACCTTCAGTGTGAAACAAAAAGTTCTCTGTATTATCAGCATGAGCTGGAAAACTTTTAGATCCTTTACCAGGTGATGCGTATACATTAACTGTACCTTTTGCAAAATACTTTTCAAATGTTTTACAAACATTAGTAAGTATTTCTTTTCTATATTCAGCAAACGGTATAACAACTGATTTACCTGCTCTCCAAGCATTATATACTTGTGTTTTAGTTAACATAGGTAGTTTTAATTTACCTTTTTTAACTTTATCAAGACACCACTTTTCATGCTTATCATCCCAACCTATTATTTGTAGGTTAGGTATTTTAGGAAACTCGTTCATATACTGTTCAAAGTCGTTCCAGTTAAACAGATTTTTAAGTTTGTTTCTTCTTAATACTAAATGCTTTTTACCCCAGTATTGTTTAAAAAATACTTTAGGGTCAACAGGATCTAGTAGTTCTTTTAATAAATTATCCATCACAGCTTAAACAGTTAGGGTCCATTGCTTGTTTGGCTATATCGCCTCTAAGTACAGACTCGGTTCTCATATAATATAATGTTTTAATTCCTCTCTTCCAAGCCTCTAAGTGTATCTTATTTAACCACTTAGGGTCTACTTCAGAAGGAAACGCTAAATTCAAACTAACAGCTTGATCAATGTATTGCTGGCGTATACCAGCTTGATTGACTAGCTCTAATTGATTTATCTCTTTAAAAGTTTTATAAACTTCTTTAATAGGTACATCATGTTCACCTACAGTTATCTTGTCCAAAGCTTTTATACCTTGCACAGATCCACCATCAGCTAATATCTGATCCCATATCTTATCAGTATTAAGATTATGTTTCTTTAGTTCTTCGACCAAAGTAGGATTTTTACGGATAAACGTGCCCTTCGCACTCTGATCCGTAAATACATTAGCAGCCCACGGCTCGATTCCTGGGCTAATATTGCCAGCAAGCTTTGAGTTAGAAACGGTAGGTGCAATAGCACGAAGGTGAGTATTACGGAATCCGGTACCCACGCACCATAGCGGCTCACCATACGTCTCTGCAAGCGCCATGCTAGCCCTTTCACTTTCAATTTTAATCTGACTAAAAATCCTTCTTGTTTCATACTGTGCTAATAATCCCTCAAACGGAAAGCCATGTTGTTGTAAATAAGTATGCCAACCTAATACACCTAACCCTAAAGCTCTGCTCTTTTCAGCAAACCTTACAGCGTTCTCAAAGCCTCTTCTGTTCTTAGCTTTTTGTATAAACTCTTCTAATACACCATCTAAAAACCATATACTATCGTATATTAAGTTTGTATCTTTCCACTCATGGTATTTAGCTAGATTTAAACTAGATAAACAACATACAAAACTATGGTTCTCATCTGTGTGCAACACTATCTCTGAACATATGTTTGTCATAAACACTTTCAAAGCATTATCTTTATACATGCTAGGGTTTTGTTTATTAACGTTGCCCTTGAACATTATATAAGGCTCACCAGTTGCTTTACGTTTTTGTAATAGCTTACCCCACTTTCTTCTTGCAACTTTATCACCAGCAGCAAGCTTCCTCATAAACTTATCACCAATGATAGTACATTGATGCAAGTTAAGTGATTGTCTATTAACATCACCCTTTGGCTCTCTTATTTCTAACCAGTCTTCCCAGTCTTTATGTTCTATATTTAAATTAACTGATGCAGCACCTCTTCGTACAGCACCTTGGTTAGTAGCTAGTATAGTTGAATCATATATCTTACAGAAAGGTACAACACCATCTGATGTACCGTTCATTGTAATCTCAGCACCAGCTGGCCTGATCTGATTTATACCTATACCTACGCCACCACCATGCTTAGCTAATAGCATCATCTCTAAGTTTTTCTTACCTATATCTTGTATACTATCAGCAACATCAATACCAAAGCAAGAGATCGGTAAACCTCTCTCTGTGCCTAGGTTTGATAATACTGGCGATGCTAAACATAACCAACCGTTCCATATATACTCAAAGAATTTATCTTCAAGATCAGGTTTTTTAAGTCGCATTGCAGCTGTTTTAGCTACACGTCTATATGCATCTTTAGGTGTCTCTCCATTAAAGAGATAACCACCAGTTATTGTTTTTTTATACACGTCAGCGTCTGCCCACTCTGGGTAGTCCTGACCCTTTATCCATCTATTACTCCACATATATCACCTACCAAATATCCTCGAAATCTTCGCCTTCGTTCGCTTTGCTGTAGTCTGTTGGCCTAATAGCAAAAAAGTCGGTATGAGTATGCCCGCCAGTAAGATGATAAAACCAATCCAAGTTTTTCGCGGCTTCTTTGTCGTAGTCGAAGAGTTCTTTATATCCGAGCTCTTTAAGTTTCTCATTTGTTCTTCTTCTTATAAATTGTTTTAAATCATAAGCTGTTAAGTTTTCCAGATCACCCTTCTCAAACATCTTGTCTATATATTTTTCTTCTAATTCTAGCATTGTCATAGCTGCATCTTCTACGTGTGGCTTACAAGCTTTGCGTAACATAGGTTTTTCTTTGCACATGTGATTAAACAACTTGCAACCCATCTTACTATGTAGCGACTCATCACGTACTGACCACTTCATTTGTTGGCCAATACCTTTTAACAAGTTTCTTAGTTGAAAGCTATATAGCACCGCAAACGCAGAGTATAAACTAACACCTTCAGCAAACGCACTAAACACTGCTAAAGATTTACCGATCTCTACTGGATCTGTACCATCATAACTAACTAAGTTATCGAACCTTTCCGCTGTGGCAGGTTCATGTAAAAACGCTTCGAAGTTTTCTAACCCTAACGTTTCGTTTAAATAGGAGTATGCTACAGCGTGTATTGTTTCTTGCGAACCAAACATCATAGCCATCTGCTGTATCTCATGTTTCGGAAACCAGCCAACAACTTTTTGTGTCCAATAATCTGATACTGCACACTCAGTCTGAGCAAACCCTAATAATATATTACCAACTAAATGCTTTTCTTCTTCTGTAAGTTTTTCGTTCCAGTCTTTAACATCACCTGACATAGGTATTTCTGTGTGTAACCAAAACGCTTGAGCTTGTGGTAACCAACCTTCTGTGTAGTATTCTGGATACTCAAAAGGTTTATATGCAATTCTTTTATCAAATAGTCCCATAATTATTCGTAATATAAAGATAAACAAATATCAAATAAGAACACATACAATACGTGATCAACTTTTAATTCATCGTTATTAATGTACTGTCTGTATCCTGCTAAAAACCCTGGATAAACACCAAAGCTTAATTCCCATCTTATTAATTTCATCTTCCTTGTCCTCTGTATTTAGGGCCAGAATAATATTTACCTTGCTTTTGATTTGTATTCCTATTTTTAGAGTGTACACCAGGTCTTCTCTTTTTAGGTTTAAATCTATATGCTTGTAAGTTTAACTTTCTAGCCATGTTTTATTAATTTAACTACTTCATCGCACTCATCTTGTTTTTGAGGTTTAAACAACCTAAACTTAGGATACTTATCAGCTATAACTTTTTTAAATAACTTCCAACGTATTGGAAATGATTCATTAGCTCTACCCTTACATTCAATAATAAAATTTGTGCCTTCAAAATCTGGTGTATAACTTATAGCTAAAACCTTTTTATTTCCTCTATTTATCATATCACCCTTGCCGTTTGATTGTCTTTCGTAAGACGAATTATTAAATTCAAATGACGGTTGTAATTCAAACGATCGTTTCTCATATTGAGCTTTTATCTTAGCTTTCTTTAACGCTTTATACATGTAAGCCTCAAGTCCACTAGCAAACTTAATCCCATCGACAGTAACTTTTTTACTGACAACAGGACCTCGTTTTTTTCTTCTAATTTTCCTCCTCATCTGGATAACTGTATATTATCTTATCGCCTAAACATTTTTTAGCCGCTTGTATATATAACAACGCATCCATTATCTCTTCTTGAGTATCATCTAAAAAATCATTAAGATCTTTCATGCCTTGCTCAACCTCATCGGTCATTGTTTGGCCATACTTCTTTTGACCAACCAAACTTCTTTCATCCATCTTCTTGATGACGTCAAGAACTATTTTATCTGTAGTTTTAACCTTCATCTTTTACAAATGTACCGTTAACCATTTTACCTTTCCTCTTTGCAATAACATTGTATGCTTCTGCTATACACGTTTCAATGTGTACACCGTTTAAATGCGCTAAGTTGGTTAAGACTACAACCATATCACCAATAGCATCAATTACTTCTGGTTGATCTTTTTCTAGTGTAGCTTTAGCTAACTCACCCATCTCTTCTTGTAACTTAATTAATTGTGTTTTTGAATCGCCTTTGGCATATATACCTCTTTCATCTGCCCATGTTCTTATGTTCTCAAACATCTTGAGAGGTTTTTTAGAGCATTTAACAACAGGTTTATTAATAAACACTGAAAACGCTTTGTTATATATGTAAGACCTATTAGGATTATACATGGATGTCTTTACGTTCTTCATTATCCATTGTATTGTGTCACTGTCTATTTTAAATCGACCGTGATCTGTTTCCCACTCCATACCGATAACATCAAATAATCTACCTTTGAGTTTATCTACAGGTACTGGAAACGTTGTAGTTTGTTCTGTTACGTTTATTTTCATTTTGGTTTTGGGGTTTAAAGTTTTATACAGTCTATGGTCTACTTTGTAACCATATTCTTTTTGTAATTCAATTTCTCTATCTGATATATAATCTACATCATCAGAGCTTTCTAGTATCTCATACTCATCAGGTTTGTAGCCTTGTTGTACAGTGACCCGGTTATTAAGATCACACGTCACACCAATCTTTTTACCTGGTATGTGATAAATATAGTATGTCATATCTTATCATTATATAAATGCATGTTATGCGCATGATGGTAATACCACCCGATCTCTTTATTTACATCCTTAGCAACTTTCTCTTGCAACATACTAAAACAGTATTGATCGTTACAAAAGCCATACCAGAGATCATTAGATCGCATGTACACAGACATACATAGTTTGTCATCTATTATTGTAAATTGCACTGCGTACGTACAAGGTGTATCGTTCTCGTAATCTAAGTTTTCTTTACAATCATAAATACTTATTGCAGCATGTCTAGTATCAAGATCAAACTTAAGTTTATCAATGATATATTCATACTGATCGTTACGCAGCCATTGCCAACCGTAATTAGAATTAACATTGCCGTTGTGATCAGCCATACGCTCCCATATAGGAGGTATCTTGCCATATATATCGCCAAGCTTTTCTATGTTACGATTACCAGATAAATACCATTGCCATTCGGCTTCGGCATACTCATGTTTCCAACCACGTTCTTCATTTGTTATGTGGTTATCTAATGGATTTTCTATATAAAACCCACAGTTAAATATAGCTTTTGTATTAGCAAAATCTATACCTTCTCTGATTATTAAATCATGATAGTAATTAAACGCATGATTTGCATTATAAAATCTCTTCATTAGTTCCATGGTAATTCTTCCTCAACTGGTTTTTCGTCAGGTACATAACAGCCAGACTTTGGCTCCCATTTAAAAAATGCTTCAGCACCGTTCTCACCTAAGTTTTGGAATTTAACTTTTAATACTTTTACTTTTGTATTCTTAGCTTCATAGTCTCTATGTACAAGCAAGCCGTGATAACTTGCATCATACCATTCACCACCACCTTTTATATTATACATAGTTGGCTCTTCAATCTTGCCTTCTTGTGTTCTATACATTTTAGTAGGATGCGCTACTATAATAACTAATACGTCATATTTCTTAGCAAAGACCTCTATCTCAGTTAGATAGTCTAATGTATACTTGTTAACATCATCAGACTTACTATCAGTATTTCTAACTTTATTAAACGGGTCAATAACTAAGCACTTAATACCTTTACGTTTAACAAGCTCAGCACCTTTTCTAAGTACTGACTTGAGGTCATACTTGTCCATATCGATAAAAAAGAAGTTGTCATTAACATGCGACGACACATGCTTCCAAGTTTGATTATCGATATCAGAGGGTAATGGTAGATCCTGCCAGAACTTACGCATTAATTTATGTGCATGTAAAAAGGTAGGTTGGTTTTCCGGGGAAGCGTATGCTGTTTTCCAGCTGTACTTTTGGTTATATCCAACAACCATTTGGTCTACAAAGTCAGACTTACCTGACGAAGGTATACCTGTTACAGTAATAAATTGACCTGTATATGTACTGAATACTCTATCAAAGTTATCTAAACCTATTTGATATCCAGGTTTAAAACCATGTTTAACAAAGTCTTTCAGTTCCTCTTCAAAGTCTTTCAAAGTTGAAACACCTTCAAGCGGTACAGGTTGTGCGATAGCTACTATGTTAGCAAGATCTTCCTTACCATATTTAACGAGATATTCGTTAGCATCTTTACAGTCTTTCAGATCTACAACGTGACAGACTTCAGCGCCGAGCCTACGTATAAGCTCTTGTTGTAACGCTTGACCTGCTTCGTCGTTATCAATTGCTAGTATTACTTTTTGTTTATCCTCAAAGTAATCTATACAATTATCTAAATAATCTAAGTTATTGCTACTGAGTGTAGCACCGTTAGGTACTGACACAACTGGTTTAACACCAGCTTCACGTAAAGATAATGCGTCTATCTCACCCTCAGTTATAACACACCAATCATACCCTACAATACTATCTACGTTATAAAATATCTTTTCAGCTCCTTTGTATAGTTTGAAATTTTTTCTACCGTCACGGTATTTAACATTAATGAGCTCACCACCCATGTGGTAATTAAACTTAATAGTATTTTCAGTTTGATTAGTTTGAGGCATATACTCAGGGCCTTCAGATACATCAAGTGCATCAAGTGTACCCTGAGATATTCCTCTTGATTCAAACCACCTCAACATTTTACTACCCGGAGGTTTGTTAGTAGTATGCTCAAACTCCGGTTTTACATATTCTTTGGCAGCACTTCCTTTACGTTCATATGTGTGTAGTTGAAATGTTTCATTGCAGTTATGACAAGTACCGAGACCACGCTCCCAATCATAGCTAGCACATTTAAGCTTTCTATTCTTGGGCTTGCGATCGTGAGAACATAAAGGACATATACCCTGTGGTTTACCTACGTCAAGGCTATATTGATTAAAGTTATCAATATTAAATCCGTTAATCTCTGTCTCGTTTACTTTCATATATTAAAATGGTATATCATCATGTTTATCTGCAACGGGTTGTGGAGCAGGTTGTGCAGCACCTTGTGCTGGTACCGGCTCAGGAAAAGCACCGTTAGTCCAAACTACCTTGCAATTACCTAAGTAAGTCTTAGCAGCTTTGGCTTCTCTCTCTTCCTTAGTCTGGTCAACGATCACAGGACCGTTGTTACCAAACTGATCAGGCTCATCATTAATACTGATAGAGATAGGTAAATACTTACCTTTCTTACCTGTAATAATTTTGTCCTTAGGAATAGCAGTTAAGTTAATGCTTGTTTTAATTATTCCAGCCATATTAGTATGTAGCTATTTGGTTAAACATCCTAGACATTTGGCTCTTTGTAGCGCCAGTTAGTCTTCTTAAATTATCCACGGCTTTCACGTGGCTTTGGTTTGTGTAAAAATTATTTACGCTTGTTCTCATGCCTGTTACATCGCATGTTCTAGTTTTTGTTCTAGCCATAATATTAAATTAAAGTGTTTTGGTTATAAAATATTGCTTAGGATCAAAGTCCTGAGTCTTAAAAAATAAGTCATAAATTCCACTAGCCTTCTCTACCTTCAAATCCCCACGCTGTAAGAATTCATCTGAACAGTCAAATATTCCTATTTGATGCGTGTTCTTATCGATTACTATGAACATAAAGTCATATCCAAATAGCTTTTGATATATGTACGCTTGTGAATCGTAATTATAACGATATGCACTAGACGTAAATTTATTTATATCAGCTGTTGTTTTTAAATCAACTATAATCTTTTCATCATGATTAACAATATCAGCCTTGCCCTTCCATTTATTGCCGTACAATTCGACAATACCTGGTTCTTCATACTTCACGTTATTGCTACCATCTGAACCTAGTATTAAGTTTTTACATACTTCATTGTCCATGATCTTTGCAGTCATAGCTTCGATCATATCAACTTCTTTTTCTAGTAGGCATAGCTCGCCACCTGACATCTCTTTATATACTTTAGTGTTACGAGTCGTAGACTTTATAACCTTAAAGCTTTTTAATTTGTCAGGTTCAAGTATTGCAGTATGAAAATACTTACCTACTAAAAAAGCAGAAGTTTCAGTACTTGGTTGTCCAAGTGCTAGCGGATTGTTAAACAACGTGCTGATGTCACTATTACTTAGGAACTTCTTTCCATAATCTCCATAGTAAAGCTCGTCATTACGAAGCTTTTCAATCGCCTGTTTATTCATCTTAAATAGATTTAAGTTGTGACTCTACATCACTTGACATAGAGTACTTCTTCTTAATTGCGTCAACTTTCCCGCCTGCCTTAACATAGTCAACAGCTTTATTAAACGAGTCTGTTCCAGCTTTTAAGAAAGCTTTATCAGATGTTTTACCGTGACTGTTAGTTGCATCACTATCCTGTGTATCATCAATTAAGAATAAATTACCAAGCGCGTACTTTTTACCATACGAGCTTGCACTACCAAATTGCTGCGGCACTTGCATACCCTTTTGAGCAAGGTCTACACCAACAACCGCGGCAGCACTTATTGAATCAGTACCGTCAGTAATTGTGGCAGTGGTTTTTATTATAGGACCAAACTCGCCTACAACAAAATCTTCGTTAACTATAACAGATACATTATGCTTAGTTAAATGAGGTTTTATAGCTTCAAGTATATCTTCAGCTGATCTGAAATAATACTTACCAAAGCTATTGAACCTTGTTTTTTTAGCTTTAAACTGTACCTGTATGTCTTTTAGTTTTTGGTTTAAATTCATGGTATATAATCTAAAATTTCTGAGTGTTTAACACTCTGTTTTAATCTTTCAACAGCTTGTTTTTTAAGCTGCGAAACTCTTACATAAGCACTCTGGCCTTTAATCTGTAGTGTCTGTGCTATTTCTTTAGCACTATGTTTTGGACAGTCTAAGCCATAGCTTAATCGCAGTACTTCGTACTCTTTTCTATTTAAATATCTTTGCAATAAAGACTTTAAATAGATATTAAACATTTCCTCATTATATTCAGGTTGTTTATCTGGTATATCAAAGACCTGGTTATTATTCTCAGATATCTCTTCAATACTTAAAAACAATGAGTCAAAGAATTTACTTACAGCATTTCGGTCAGCAGTTTGATTCCTCATCTCTGCGAGCTTATGCTCAGGTATACGTAAACCACCTTTATTTATATCAATCGAACGTCTTATGTTACCTTTGATACGTTTAGATAAAAATGATTTCAATGTATTATTCTTATCCTTTGATTCATCTAGTTTTTCATGTACTATTTTATCAACAGCGTTTATTAAACCTATATTACCAAACTGTATCAGATCTAATATATCTAGTACGCCTGACGCTGGTTGCGCTGTTGAAAACTTTTTAGCTATATTTTCTACTAACGGTAGAAATTTTATAATCAGTTGATCACGAGACATGCTCTTATAATCTTCTGATTCATACAAGTCTTTTGTTAAGACGTTTGCTATATCAGTTTTATACCTGACATAGTTCTCAACGTTATACTTTCTCATCTAACATATTGTTTAATTGTTCTTTCTCATTTTTTAATTCATCACTCATATGTCTATGAATAGTTCTTGAAGAACATTTCAAACAATTAGCTAGTTTAGCTATAGTTATCTTTTGTCCCAAGCTGTTAATATTCAACATCCACTCATAAATATCAGTTCTTGATATTCTTCCCCTGCCAATTAACGACCCAACTATTTTTAGTTTTTCAGATACATCTATTAATAAGTTTGGCTTAAATATAATCTTCCTCAATTTATTTTTAGGAGGCTTCTTAGTTTTAGCAAAACTATCAATTAAGTGATCAAGGGTTTTACTTGGTATTGTAAAGGTAATAAATCCATTTGACTTATCACAAATAAATTGTGACAAATTTTTAAACTTTTTTCTATCAATATTAGGATTTAACCACCATAACACGGACAAATGCCACTTTAAAGATCTAAACGTAGTAATCTTAGCTGTACTTCTAAACAGCTCATAACATTCATAAGTACCATCCTCATAATAACTACCCCACCAATATATATCGGTAGGCTCGTCATTTTCAGGATAACCTCTGTATATTATTCTATTACGATGTAGATACTCTAAATTTCTGTGTGACATTAGCCTGTTATTATTAGTATTATATAGGGCTTTTGTCACCCTATATTAAATCATTTGTAAAATGATTTTTTGTGAGTAAGTATTACGTTTTCCCATTTACCACCTTCAATTGATTGAGGTACAAGAAAATCTATACGTTTACTCCAACGTTTATTCATGCGGTCTCTAACAAACCATATACCATCTAAGTAATCAGTACCTTGTACGTGTACCATGGTACCCATCTTAAATCCGTATTGCCACTCAAGATCCCAACTTACGGCTATTATCCTATCGGATAATGGATCTTTCATATTGATCTCATAGCCTGAAGCTGTGATATGTGGTGTACTGTCGGTTTGTCCTTCAACAGCGTGATAAATTGTAGCTGTGACGAAAACTCTTTGGCTTTCGTCTTCGCTTAACTTGCTACTGTCATATGACAATAGGCTTGTAAATATAAATAATAACTTCAACATATAATAGTTATTTAGTTAAAAATTACTCGTAATTACGCAAAGCTTTAAATAAAGGATGCCTGTAACTACCAGCTTTTGTTCTTTCAAAGTATGTAAAGGTAGCAATTTTACCTACATAACTTTGCATTTTCTTAAAATTCTTTTGTAAGTATTCGAATTTGTCCATAACTGGCATACCGAACCTGATACCATCGCTGTCAACAGCAATGAACTTACCGATTGTGCCACGTCTTTTGCCTTTGCCTTCGACCCAGCTTACAATTGTAGCTTCGGTATCGCTGAAGTCTTTGAACTTCATAAGATCATATGATCTACCGCATTTGTATGGGCCATCTAGCCTTAGTATTGAGCCTTCGTAGCCTTTTTCTAAGAAGTCGTTATGTATTTCTTTGGCTTTATCAAGGCTATGTACACCTCTTGATGGTACATATCTGATGTGTTTGCCATACATATCGCTGCATACTAGTTGATGCATACGCTTTTCATATCTGTTCATGTCAGACTCTATTAAGTCTAGCTTGCCTTTGTATGCCATAACAAAATCATATACATGATATTGTATGAGCTTACGTGCCTCTTTCCTGTCCTCTGGCTTTGGTTTTTGTTTTCTGACAAGAGATACTATCTTTTCGAAATTATCTCTTAGATCGTGATTATACAGCTCGCCATCGATTACAAGCAACGGATTTGCTTTGAATAAATCTTTTATAGCTTTAGTGTATAAGTGTTGTACATTCATGAACTTTTTACCGTTACGAGAGTAACAGCCATCAGCAGTCATGATACATCTGATGCCATCTAGTTTAGGTTGTATAAATACTGGCTTGGACCAGTCAACTCGCTTGTTATCGAACTTATGTGCGAGCATAGGTTTAAAGTGTGTCGTCATATTGTTTTAGTTTTTTTTCTTTGTTACTAATTAATCGTATTAATCGCTTCTGCCTTTCTAATATTATAGCAGCTTTTTCGTATTCTTCTGCATCTACGTATGCTTGTTCTATATCTTTTAATCTGTCAACTTCCCACATCATATCAGATATGTCAAGTCTTAAATCAAATTCATCAGTATTATCTTTCATATATCGTATTTACATTGTGTCTAATCATAACCTGACGGGTGTAGTAGATCTTTTGCTACATACTGTTTTTCTTGTTGTGATCTAGTTTGTGTAGCCCAGTCAGTGTAGTCATACTTCTGATTACTATACTTCGCGAGTATTTTGTCAGGTGTAAGTACAAATACATTTGCTGTTCTATATTGATCATAGCAGCTTACCCACATATCTTTGTTATTACCTGTCCATATTACGTATGTATAGTTATGATCTATAACTTCTGGGCCTTCATATAAGTAGCAACTGTCATAGTACATATCGTGTACAAGTTTAGCTGCAAGCTTAGTGCCATCGTTAATTTTTTGGTTA